GGTTTGCTCGGCGGTCAATCCGAGCGCCGCTTGCATCTTTCTGTGCGATTTTTGGAAATCAGCAGCTGTTTTTAACGCCAATCCGCCAAGCGCCACCAATGGGGCTGATACTTTCGTTGTTAAATTTTCTCCAATTGTTTTTAGCGTCTCGCTCGTGCTGTTCGCTTTTTGCTGAAAAGACGATAAAGCCTTTTCTGCTTTTCCCCATACAGACGATTGATAAGCTACTTGTTTTTCGAGTTCTTGTAATTCTTCGCGGACGCTCTCTAATTCTTTCCCTAACTTGTTATAGTACGCGATTGCGTTGTTTAAACGTTTCCCTGCATTTAACGCTGCCTCAGATTCAGCCCCGTGCGCTTTCACTAATTCGTCATATTGTTTCTTTAGCTGTTGAACGCGCTGACCTTGCAGTTGATAAATTTTGGCTAAGTTGTCTTGCTTTGCGCGTAAGCTATCAACCGTCTTTCCGAAGTCATCGAACTGGGAAGCAATAGCTTTCAGTTCGCTGCGCGCCAACTGCATCCGTGCATTAATATTTTTTAATCCTTTATTAAAATCGGCACCATTCAATCCAACACGGACGACTAAACTTCCGAGAGTTTCTTTGGCCATTTATCGCACCTCCCTTCTTAAAACACCGCATCAATCGGGACAACTTTTTGATTCTTCCATTTCCGTTTTCTTATTTCTTTTGGATCATTCAATTTTTCTCGATACTCCATCAATTCCATAAAGTAATGAATGTCAATTTCGTCAATTTGGGCAGGTGTCCATCCCTTTTTATCTATCAGAAAAAGATACATTTCCTTCACTTCTTCAATCATTTCTTCGATTGTTCTTCTTTTTCCATTAGTTCTTTTAGCAGCTTTCCCATGCTTTCCTGTTCATCTAAAGGCGGATAACCTAAAATCCCAACGCCAATAACGTTATAAAAGACTTTCTGATGGTTGATTGCATTTAGACCGTTTTCTAGTTCATCTTTCGTAAACTGTTTGCCGAACGCTTCTACAATCAAGTTAAGGCGTTTATCAAACAATTTTTCTTCGTCCACTTTTTCCGATTGGGCGTATTTCTCTACCTCTAACGCTTTGCGATACATTTTGAGTGGGATAAACTCTTGAACAAACGTTTTATCTTCACCATTAATTCTTAAAGTGATTTCCACTATCTTTCCCTCCTAATGTTTTATGTAAAAAAAGCCGGATAAAAATCCGGCTCATTGCGATCCTGTGCCATCTAACACAGATAAGTCAAATACAGAATCAAAGAACGTGTCCATGTAAGGAGCGAATTCTGGAATATCTGTATCGGCAGTGACTTTAAACACTTTATCGTAATCACGTCTTACAAATGTTCCAGAGATTTCTTGATTTTGGAATTCAGGAGAATCCGTTTTTGTGTTCCATTCATCAGACGGAACAGAGAAACGCCCTTTATACAGCCATACATACCGCATACCGCCGCTCGATTTATTCCCTTTGAACCCAAGCGCGACATACGGCGGCACAACGTCTTGCTTGTAAATCAAGACGCCGTTTTTCAGTTCGTAGCCAAGAATGTCGGCTAGTACATCCAACGGAATTTCATCAACCGTAAGCGTCAAAGTAGTTTCGCCTGTTTGTGTAATAACTGCAATCGGACCATTGTCAGCGTATTGAGTAGCCGATTCCTGCGCTGTTTCAACCTGTGCGGTAATAGCCGGAGCAAATGGCTTTACTTCTTCATACTGAACGCCGGTTTTATCATCTTTAATCAATTTCGCATACACAATATCTTGCAAACCTACAATTGCCATGTTTTATTCCTCCTTTAGCTTGGTTGTTTTGTATCTCATGATCTTCCGAATCACTCCGGTTTGTTCATCAAATTCCGTCGTCACAAATATCCGCTTGAGCTCTAAAGACTTCATCACGTTGTCAATCTGTGTTAGGAGTGGAACCGGATCGCCTTTTGCCCACAAATCAATCTGTATGATAATATCAGAGGCAATCGCTTTGTTGTCCCGATAATCTTCATCCGTGTTGTCAATCTCGATTACCCGGATATATGGGTATTGGTCGATATACTCATCGGGCACAACCCAACGAAACACCTTGCCGTCAACTAACGGCTCTAATGCGGTGATGACCGGGACTTCCATATCGATCATAATCCCAGCCCCTTTCTCAATTCCTGTTTGATCGCTTCAAGCGCCTTGTTCCTTGATAATTCGCCAGCTTTGCTGATGAATGGTCTCGGTGCCATTTTCACAGTACCAAACTCCAAAAAACGCGCTCTCCACGCTGTTTCTTGACCGGGGCCGACTTCGGCATATGCTATCCCTTGTTGCCTTTTGGTTTTTGAGACGTGAATATCGTCTCTAATGTGAAGGTGGTCGATATTAGAAACTGGCACTTCCCTTCTCATTCGTTCAGCTACTATTTTGGCGCCAGCTTGAATCGCATCGTTTTCGATTCTCCGACCTTGTTTGCCAAGTTCTTCGATTCTTTTCTGAATCTGCGCCAATCCTTCAACCTCGAAAGATGCTGGCATTAAACCACCCCCTTGCATTGGAGGGTCGTCGTTCGTTTCCTGTGCAGGTCCGGGCGAACCTGTTCAATCAAATAGGTTGTATCACCGAATTTGACATACATCCCCGGCTTGATTCCTTCACGGTATCGAATATGAAAAAATACCGCGTATTCTAAATGAGCCACCGCTGCTTCAAAAAAACGTCTTCCTGTTGGCTGTTCGATTTCTGCCCAGCATGAATAGACAGTGACAAATGTTTCAGTAGGAAGTTTCGTCACCGGGTCTTTTATGGTTTTCTTTTCTTGGATTTCAATCCGATGCTTCAATCTCCCCGGATTCATGCCGAATCACTGTCATATGCGTATGACAATTGCGTTAGAATACTTTGTATGATCGGCCTTGTTTGATCGGTCGCCTTTCCAATCATTTCCCGGTTTTCGTACCAGTCAGAAATTAATGTCATACAAAAAAGTTTTGCCAAGTGATTCGTCGAATCGTATGTGATTCCTGTGGCGTTTTTAAGATACTGTTCAGCCGCGTTAATTAAGGTAGTCAGTAATGCGTCGTCATCCGTAAAATCCACACGTAGCCACGTTTTCACTTCGTCTAAAGAAACGATCATTATTTCTCACTCTCTTTTTTCGACTTCTCTATTTTCTCAACGTAGCCGAATCGAACGAGAAGTTCTGCCAAATGTTTAGGCAAGTCAGTTTCCTCGCCTTTTTTGAGATCGTAACCAACGCCTTTACAATCCATTAGCGCTTTAACCTTCATGTTATCCCTCCTTCGAAAGAAAAGAGGGGCTTATCACCCCTCTTATTGCGGCAGTTGAACCTCGCCGAATACAAACGCTTCATTGTCGCGCATTTTTACTTCCATACGTTCAATCGCTCTCCAAAGCGTCACATCTGTTTGGAAGGCGTCCATCGCCACATCAGACGACATGATTTCGGTTTGTTGGCGGTCGAACAGAACAATACCTTCTTCAAGGTCTCCAACGATAATCGGAGCGAATTCTGCCCCTGTTCCGCTATCAACACGAGAAGGCATCACCTTGTTCGATACGATTACAACCGGCAACCCGAATAGTTGACGACCGGATGGCGATTCAAGAGACGGCTGCAATAAGAATTGACCGTTATTGTCTTGCAACGTATCTAACCAGTTGTAGGCGTCTTGGTTCACAAAAATGCTGGCTGTAGACCGGAATGCCGGATCAAGCTGGACGTTGGCCACTTTTTTCAACCCTTTAATATCCGGAATTGCGGTTTTTGCTTGTGTGTTCAGGATAGCGCTGATTAGGTTGTTGCGCGTCACACGCGATTCATCGCCGATCCAACGGATAAGTGTATTAACAATTGCCTCCGTGCTGTCTTTCAGAAGCTCGTTCGTCACACGGAAGAAACCAGCGTATTTTTTCACTTGATAAGTGAGAACCGTGAATTGAGGAGTAGCTTTTTCCGGGATTTCACCGTTTTCCGGAACCTCAATAAATCCGGTTTGTTGCGAACGTTTTTTGAATACACGCGAACCGCTTAACGTTGTGACCGGCTCTACTGTAATAAAGTTTTGCAGAGCGTCTTTACTTTCACGATACTCATTGATCCGCGTTTGAATGTCTTGCGGTACCGTGTAGCCGCCGTCTTGGTTGCTGCCTTCGCTCATTGCGTTACGAAAACGGGTACGGATGTGGTTGACAAATGCTTCTACCTCGTTTTCTTTCACTTGTACAGTCGGTTTAAACGGCTCTTTATCCTCCATAGTTTGTTTTTGTTCCTCGTAAAGCTCTTTGGCAATATCGAATTTTTCTTGAAGCGCAACAATTTCCTCTTTCAGCTTTTTGGCTTCCTCAATTTTATTTTCAGCTAACAATTTGCGGGCTTCTTCCTTCTTGTTGTTAATCTGTTCTAACAGTTCACGTAATTCTTTCGGCATGTTTGTTTCCTCCTTTTTGGTTTTTGTGCAATAAAAAAGGAACTAGATGAGGTCTAGTTCCAATAACAGCCTTTCTTTTTCGTCTTGCTCCCTTTGTTTATTAAACAATTCCACCGCATTGCGAATGGACTGACTAGCGCTATTGACGACAGCCAGCCGATTAAATGAGATATGTTTCATATTCTCGACAGCTATCGGCTGATCTTGATACAAGATGCCGTCTGCAAAGCCCTCTTTGACCGCTACATTAGCCGACATCCATGTTTCATCGTCCATCATTTGCGAAATTTTATTCCGTGAACGGCCTGTTTTTAAAGCATACGCATTAACGATGGATTCCTTAATGGTGTCTAAAATGTCAGCAACTTTTCGTAAATCGTGCATATTCCCATAGGCTGCCGTTAAAGGATTGTGAATCATCATTACCGCCATTGGCGACATTAGCACTTCGTCACCGGCCATTGCGATAACAGACGCGGCGCTCATTGCTTTGCTGTCAATCTTGACGGTGATTTTTCCATCATGTTCTTTTAACGCATTATAAATGCCTGCTGCCGCAAATACACTGCCGCCGTAGCTGTCAATCCATACAGTAATGTCTTTGCCTTTAAATTGGCTTAATTCTTCTTTAAATGCGTTTGGTGATGTTGACGGCATCCCAAACCATTCATATAGCCACGCTTCGTCATCGTCTACAATGTCACCTTCGATGCGAAGCTCTACGCTCTCCGGTTCTGTTTCAGTCGCTTGGTTGACAATGAACTTCCAAAACGGCATCAACCTTCACCTCCTTTCACTCCATAATTCGCGCCAAGCATACTCAACGGAATGTAGTTTCCATTGGCCATTAACACATCGCCGTAATCATCAGCTGGCATGTCAAGATAATCGCGCGCCTCATTCGGTTTCATGATCCCGTTCTGCACCGCTGTCGATAAACTATCCATCTGTGTCTTAATATCAGCGCGCAAAATAACGTTGACATTAAACTTAAAAAAGTAGCCCTGATTAATCAACTGGCTACTTAAAATCTTGTAAGTGATCTCTTCCTCGTACTGTTTAAGGATATATAACAGCGTATCAACATAAAAAGCCAAGTTCTGTGCTTCTGCCGAAGCATAACTTGACTTCTCATAATCGTTGATTTGATTTGGTTTGATTCCAAACGCCGCGGCGATTTGCAACGCTGTATATTTCTTTAACTCAAAAAACTGGCTGTCCGTTAATTTAATATCTAACGGCACAAGTTTCATTCCTAATGGCACTGGAATAATTTTTCCTGCGTTTTGTGAGCCGCTGGCGAATTGTTCAAAACCTTGCACCAGTCTCTTTTTAGCTTCTTCGTTCAAATCGCCTGTATATTCTAGTACCGCTTTGCCAGTCAAACCTGTTTTGTAAAGGTTGTTCATGAATTTTTGACTTTCTAGCGCGCCGTCTACCGTACTTTTCAAGATGTCCCGCACCGACATGCCGGTGATGCCGTCGAACGTCGCGGATGTTTTGAAATGCAAAACCTCGTCATTGTTAAAGACGTATAGCTTGCCGTCATACGGGTCATTGTATCGGTACCATATCGCGTTATTTTTCCCTAAAATCCCTTGGTCGTCCACAACGATGACGACGTACTTGCTTGGCATTATCCACATATCTTGCAGTACCGGTCCGTCGTACCGGCACCATACATAAGCGTTGCCGTAATGGTTTCGGTTCATTTCCACCGTTGACCAAAAGATACTGCTTGTCATGTACGGATTCGGCCGCAGTTTTAAGATGTTGTAGACATCCTCTTTATCGCTTTTCACAATGCCGCGCTCGGTACGTTGATACATCTTTAGGGGCAATTTTCCCAGGCTTTCAGATAAGATTTTCAAGCAAGCGAAATAGGTGGCTTCGGACAATTGGTCTTTAGGTGTATCCGGGTCAATACCTAGCCACTGAAGCAATAAGGAATTATTTAGGTCGGCCGTCTCGTTTTTAAACAGTCGTTTCAGCCACTTAAACACCTTCTCACCTCCTTACCAGCCCATCATGTTCAAGTATTCTTCTGTAATTTTGTTAATATCAATGGTTTCGCTTTTCAACATTGCTCTTACATGTGCGTTAATAACTGCTGCAATCGGGTCAATGCGTTCAGTTGACTTACTTTTATCTAACATGATGTTTTCGTTTGCATCTTGTCTTGTGACTGCGTTCGATAGTGCCCATGTCAGTACAGGGTTGTTGTTGTGAATAACATTTCCTTGATATACTTGCTCACGAAAATCTTTTGTCGCACCGCCTAATGTTTGAATCCCTTGCCGAATCTCAACCACCGTATATCCTTCTGCTCCCATGTCCTGCATGAATTGTGTTGCGTTCCACGGGTCGGCGCATATTTCTCGTATTTTCACGTTGTATTGCTGTTCAAATTGTTTGATATACGACTTGATAAAGTTGTAATCGACCACCGCTCCTGGTGTTGTTGTAATCCATCCTTGTTGCACCCATAAATCATACGGCACTTTATCCATTCTTCTTTTTCGGTCTAATGTATCCTCGGGCATAAAACTATGGCTTAATACGATGTATTTTCCGTCCTTTTTAAATTCAAAACCAACGCTCGTAAGGTCAATTTTTGCGGATAAGTCTACGCCAACGGTACATTCTAGCCCTTCGACAATGGATAAATCAAAATCTTGGCCACATGCCGCCCATTTGGACATATCCATGTATCCATTTTCACGCATATTGACCCATACATTCATGTTTTTCGTTAGGAAGTTACGCATTTTCTCCGGTACATCTAACGCGGTTTTTAGTTCCCCACGCAAATAAGCCAATCCTTCTTCATACGAGCAAAGAATAGGATTGGCCTTTTCCCAATTTCGTTCATCTTTTATATCATCGTCTTTGTCTAACTCGTTTATCATCACGAAATATTCATCGTTTTCAATCGGATTGTTTGGATCAAGTATTTTCGAAACGTATTGATACTCAACGGAATAACAAGGATGTTGTAATTCGAATCCTGCCGTTGTAATAATCATCATCAACGGTTGCGGCCTTGCACCCATACCGGACACAAGAACGTCGTAAATTTCACTAGTTGGATGTGCGTGGTATTCGTCAATAATCCCGCATTGTACGTTCAATCCATCGCCTGTTTTCCCAGCATCTTTGGAAAGCGCGGCAATAAACGAACCGCTTTTTAAGTGTTCGATTTTGCCGTAAGCAATTTTGTACTTGCCTTTTAGAAAGTCACACCCTTGTATTTGCGCCTTGATTTCATTCCAAACGATCTTACTTTGCTCCGTTTTGGTCGCTCCAATATACACTTCCGCCATGCTTTCCCCAAACGCGAATGTTTCATACGAACCAACACACGCAAGGGATTGTGATTTAGCATTTTTGCGTGCTACTTGCCAATATGCTTTTTTGAATCTGCGTAGTCCTGTTTCCTTATGCACCCATCCGTAGATGTTGCCGAACACAAAGACTTGAATCGGCGCTGGCTCAATTCGTTGACCCGCTAACTTCCCCTTTGTGTGTTTAAAAAGCGTCATCCAATTGAGAAAGCGAAGCGCCTTTTCTTCATCGAATACATACGGGAATTCGTCCGTCCCCTCTCGCTCAACATCACGCAAAAATCGCCGACACGCCCATTTGTGTTTTTGACAAGCAATGATGTCACCATTTAAAACGTCATGACAATAATCAATCAGCCATTGTTTCAACATCAAATATCACCAAATAACTTTTCTTCCGGTGTCGGCTCTCTTTCTTCTTTCTTCGGCATCGCAAGTTTTGCCCTGGCCGCTGGTGTCAATCCAAATTCAGCTGCCAAGCTTTTCATTTGTTCATGCAACTGCTTTTTCTTGGTGAGAAGAGGATGAGGAACTTTATTTGTTTCGGCCGCTTTGTTGGTGTATTCGACCATAAGCCCCTCTTCAGCGATGATCCGGGTGCACTCGATATAGTTGACATAGGCATCGCAGTACAGCGCCAACGCGTCCACGTCGATATTGGTCAACAGATCGAGATCCTGCATCTCTTTGACGATCCGCTTAAACTCTTTCTTGGCCTCATCGCTAAGCCATGCAGGCGGCTTCACTTTGTTTGCTTTTGGTTTCAACCGCTTTTCGGCTTCTACCCGCTGTTCGATTTCTTTTTTCGTCAATCGGTTTTTATTCCCTTGCAACAAATGCAGCTGAATCGGCATCGCTTTTCGTCCCATCACGTTCTCACCTCCTGCTTACCCCCTTTTACGAGAAAAAACGAATTTTGTGCGCGCTGAGGGGCCCGCGCGGTCCCGGGCGAGCCGGCTAAAACTTTTTGACCCGCCCCTCCCCGTATTTTTTCTTATCTTCGGCCGTTTTCTTGTTGTGACAGGCATTGCACAACGACTGCAAGTTGCTCAATGATAGTCGTAACGACCACTCAACCTTAACAGGAACGATATGGTCCACAACATCTGCTGGTGTGATTCGCTTTTCCTTCAGACAGCTCTGGCATAAATAATTGTCTCGCATCAACGCTGCTTGCCTTACTCGTTGCCATTCTTTGCTGTGGTAAAACTCACGCGTTTTCTGATCGCGGATATGTTCATCATAATACCGATGTCGCTCTGCTTTACTTTGCTGCTCTCTGTGCTTATGCTGTTCGCAGTATCGTCCTTGTGTTAAGTTCGGGCAACCAGGAACGGAGCAAGGTTTCTTTGGTCTACTTGGCATTTATCCATCATTCCTAAATAAATCTTGAATAGAAATTGTTTTTAAGACCGGAACCTCATTACTAATTTCCTTATCATAAGCAACATGTTTTATTAAGATGTGAGGATATTTCTTGTTTTCTCCATCACCCGTTTCCCATTCAAACGACACCTTTACTTTGCCAAGGATTTGTTTACCTTTATAAAACACAGTTGGTACACTATCATAAGAATCTAACTCAATAACTAACAGTTTGTTTCCATAGGCTTGATTTAACAAAAAAGCTTCAACATAATCGGGAATTTCAGTTATCCCGCGATATCGTTCTCTCAACACATTAGCGATTTCCTGACTGCTGGCACCATCCCGATAAGCTTTGTCTAACCAAAAACGAAAGTCTCTTTCATTTTTAAACATCATTCTCACCCCAAATAAAAAAGCACCCGATTGAGTGCTTATTTTTCAGGCTTATGTTTAGAATTTTGTGATGGTGGTTTAGGTGGTCTTGGTGTTTGCGGTGCAGGTTTTACGCCATGCAATTCTTGCTTTCCTGCTCTCATTTGTTTTCCCTCCAAATAAAAAAGCACCCGATTGAATCGGATGCTCACAGATGTTTAATATGCTCTGTACAGTTCAGAATTTAAAGCATTACTGACATAAAATTTAGCACTTTGAATTACTTTATACTCATTTGTTATTTCAGCAAGTTCCTTCGCTACTTCATCCTGTTTCTTTTTTAAATATTCGAGCGCTTCATGATTACTATCTTCATGATTACTATTTCTAAACTCCACCTGTCGGACAATATCACGAATAGCTGTATATTTCGCGGTTAAAATATCAAGTCTTTGTTTACATTGCGTCTCCAATTCTTCCAAAGCATTATTATATGCTGTCGCAAATTCTTTTCCAGCGCCCCGATAATTTGTAAAAAACGCATTTGCATTTACTTCTACTTTTAATTCTTCTTTGTTGAAATCTAATTTGGACACCATCAATGGAATTACTTTTTCCACTAAAAATTTCAAAACATCATTCACATCATTCACCTTATCCACCTCCTTTCGCCCTACTCACTTCGACAAAAGGAGACTATTTTCCTACATTGATTTTCCATCAAATTCCGACATTCGTATGCACCGAACAAACGGGCAGGAAACGAAATACGGTACTTGCCACTTAGCCCATATGCAGTTTTTGCACTTGTGCCGTTCATAGGCTCTTTTCGCTTTTTCCTTCTCGTCGTACTGATACATAACCGCAAACCTCACTTCATGTTTTCTGCCACCCAGCGACTGTCATCGTTCATTATCACCAGTTTCCCTTTTTAAAATTCATCCGTGAACTAAAAACGCCACCCCGATCGGAGTGACGCCCTGCTTCAACATATCCCACGATACCATCATAACATGTCTAAACAGAAATATTCTGTCATCTTTCTGTCGTTTTTCCTTCAATTTTCCGTCAGTTTTCTGTCATTTTTCATGTTTAAATCACAAAAAGTTCTTAAAATGAGGCTTGCCTTAATTAATCTTCAGGGATCGGACCATACCTTTCGATAACCCTTTGTTGAAATATTTTCTTCTCCTCTTCATTAATAATATCGCACTTCTTCAAGTGTTCGAAAATCTCAAAGATACGCTTAGTATATTCAACATGACCATGTTCTGGGAAATCAGCTGACTCATCGTCTACTTCATCAACCAGCGCATAAAATTTTTCCTTTATCATAGTATAAAAATTTCTCCCGTTACGTAATTCTTTAAGCTCTTCAACTGTAAACGAAATTATTGGCAGTCTTTCTTTATACATAATTTTCTTTCTTTTCCCTTCTCCATATCTCCATCCGTATCCCCCCATCCCTAGGATAGATATAAAAACACCAAACCTTGAGAATCTTTTCGGCAGTAACTCGGCTAATTTGGTAACCATACCGACGTCAATTGAGCTTGTTTTCTTATTTTTACATTCACAGATAATTATTTGTCCTATATGTTCACGCATAAAGGCTGGAAGGATTTTTTCGCTCAACCTTATCTCGAGGTCAGTCTCGTTGTCCCCAGGTCTCATGTTTCTCTTTACATTAACGTCTTGAAACCGACTAAAAAGAAAAACGGCAAAATCCTCAAGGACTTTACCTTTTTTCGAGTTTAACTCTCTTCCCCAACTTTGAGATTCCTCAATTAGACTTATATGCTTATCAAATTCTTTAATTGCTTCCTCATCTCCCGCAATTGGTTTCCAAAAACAGTCATCATTTAACTGATCTATGATTTGGGCTAACTTACTAAAATCCATTATCTATATATCCCTCTCTTAAAGCCCACTTTAGCATTATGCCAGTCTAGAGGGGCGCCACATTGTTCACAGACCTTATCTGTTGGAGCCTCATAGTACTGATCCAAGGAATAAAACCAATGGGAGTGAGGGTGGTCTTCATTCATACAATCAACCCTTATTACAAGCTGAAGAATCTTCTCATTAACTAAATCAATTAGTATTTTTTCAGCAAACTCAATGGAAATATGGGTATTCCTGGCCAGCTTTCCTTTTGTTAAAATGTCACTTGGCCTCAGGGAAAGTAATTCTTTCCGAACCCCCTGAACAACTGACTGTGGAAGATTGTATTTGCTCTCTATATTCGTTAAGTCTACGTATAACAATGTTGACCACCCCCTCTTCGACAAATGTATTAGTACTTCTGATTAAATATGCATCTCTTCCCTGTTCAACAAGGAATTTGTATACACGTTCATTAGTTTTAAGAAGAACCCCTAATAAATCAATGTCACCTTCTTGTCTTGATTTTCTCGCAGCTTGAGTAGCAGAACCTGTTTTAAAACCGTCTTCAGTAGATTCAACACTAATGATGTGAGTAACCCCGTCAGATCTTTGTTTGAATATCGTAATTGTATCATCTTCTTCATTAAAACCCAATACTTCAACTAGTTGGGATTCAAAAGAAATCTGTATATCCTGTACAAATTTGTTAACTAAGGCAGGTTCATTATCAGTATCTATCCCTGCTTCTCTTAATAATTTTACAGCAAATTTCTCAATATCTTCTTGAACTCTGAATGACTTTTCAGTAATCTCAGGATTTTTATGACTTGTTGCTTCTTCAGCAAGTTGGAATAAAGCTTGTGGGATCCAGGTAGGTGGTTTGATATGTATGTCACCAACATATTCTTTCACCTTTTCAAAGAATAAATCTGCAATCGGAGACCAATCGTTCCTTTTCGCTTTCTTTACCCCATTAACATTTAACAAATTACTTGTAGGGTTGAAAATTATTTTCATGTCATTTGAGTTATCAAAAAATACACAGTGGCAAAAGAATAGTTTCTTGTAAATGCGGGTTGAACCATCTAACCTAGAACCTGTCACTTCACAAGGAGCCACAAAAGAGAATATGTATGTCCCTTTCTCTTCATCTCTGTGTATACCAGTTAACTTTACATCAGTTAAATTAGGCATAACCTTTTCAAGTTCTTCTGATTCATTATTATAATCAATTTCCCATAATTTTAACTCTATAAGGTTTTTACGGTTATAATATAGATCTTTTAACAACCCCTCTTCCAATTTTGTCTCAAGGTTATAAACAAAAGTATAATTATTACCATCTATCTGATGTAAGGCCAACCATTCTTCAAATTCCGAAGGTGAAATAACAGGTCCTAAAAGTCCTTCATCATTTACCGCTTTATACAGTTCCGTTGCCATTTCATCGCGAGACGCCTTCTTTGGCAACTTATATTTATCAAATAAAATTTGATAATGTTTGTATTGAGTATAAGCTCCTAGTATTTTGAAAATATTTTCCCAATTCATAAAAAAATCCCCCTTTCACTAGATCAGACACAAATATCTGTATACTTGACAGCAATTTATTTGCTAATCATTCTCTTGTTAAATAATAATTAATGAGCATAAAGTTTTACTAGAAAAAACAAAATTTTGGAATTATTTAATTACAATTTATATAATAAATGAATTAATTTGATTTTTGAAGATACTGTTATTGTCTTTAATTATTTGGTTTAAGTGAGAATGTTCAATTTATACAAAAAGCACCCTTAAATAGGGTGCTTTTCCTCTTCTTTGTACACTTCAATTCGCAAAGCAAAAGCCAATTTATAAAACGCCTTCTCACGGATACGGTAAAATTTTGATTCGCTGATCCCCATTTCGTTGTAAACTTCGTAATCGTATGGCTCGTCAATAGACATGTATCGCTTTATAATCAGTTCACGTTCTGTCTTATTTAGCCTGTTCACCGCGCGGCGTATTCTCTCCATGTACTCGTCGCGTTCTCGTTCGAAGTCTGCTTTTTTGATTGCCGCGCTTTCTGTAGATGAATGAAAAGCATTCATGTTGCTTGGCGGCACGAGAGAGTACGTTTGCGTCACGCGTGGCAGGAATTCGTCCGGAACCGTCAACATGTACATGCGATATTTTTCAAGTGCTGCCTCGACTGCTTCTTTTGTTTTTTCTCCGTCCGTGTCACGCAAAAAAGATAGTTGATAATACCGTTTGCCCACTCGGACCCCTCCCGTGGTATAATAATGGTTTGAGGACGATATTTTACCTTCATTCTTTTTGCTTTTTGACCGGGAGAAGTCCGGTCTTTTTTTATTTTGGGTATTAAACCCTTCAGTAGTGGAAATAATCTTGATGGAACAAGGTCAATCCACCCGCTTGAGTCTTGTACCTACCTTTGAATGACATTGTTCCTTTTTTGATTATTTTTCTTCAACAATCACTGTCGCGTTATAAATCAGCACGCGCTTTCCGTTAATGTCAAACTTGACTTTGTTTCCGTATTGGTCCGCCTGAACATCAAACTTGCCTTCATAGCGTCTAATTACATGCCCGTTTGCGTCATAAACTGTAGCGACTCGATTCAATCCGCCGTTAATATTAGAATTGAAATCCTTTGCAGCTCGCTCCCATGATGCACATCCCGTTAAACTCATTAGTGCAAGACCTAAAACCAACATTCCTGCTAATTTATTTTTCTTCATCGTTTTCTCCTCCTCACTCAATAAAATCAAAAATGCACATCTGTTCAAATGTTTCAGGCATTTCCTCTTTTATTTCGCATTCGAGCGTTTCTGTTTCGAGAACAGCATCATTTGTTTCATCTGCATCCACTTCTCTAAAGCCCTCGAACCAGTGTAACGGGAAGCAACCACCGAACCTTTTTAGCTGCTTGTCGTAGTAAAAGTACGCATGTGTCCCTGTCGGCTGCAAATAATACGTCCCTAGCGCGATATGTTCGTATCCACGCTTTCTCCAAACGAGCTTTGCCGCATAGATTTTTGAACTGTCCAATATCGGAACATTGTCCGCAGATGGTTCCGGCGGCCATTCATTCTCTTGAACAAGCTCAAATAGTGATTTATGAAAACAGCCGTGATGAGCATGTACTGTAGGAAATTTTGAAACATAGTAATGATCTAAACCACTCGGGAACAGGAAGTATTTTTCACCTTTTTCAAGAACTGTCGTTTCGCCTGTATCAACGCAAATGCCTTGTAGCAAGTTTTTCACCTTCTTTTCCTCATAAACTCCAAATAATGCTCCCGGATCCTCCATGCCATTTTCGGACCGATACCCGGTATTTCTTCCAACATTCCAAGCCACTCCAACATCAATTGCGTGTCTAATTCGTTTTGCCGTTTGGCACCTGCTTCAAATCCACGATTCCATGTCTTCATTACTTCTAGATGAAAGGGAGAAGTTATTTTCTCCCTCTCACGTTTGATTTTGCGTAGTGATTTGCCCATCACATCACCAGCTTCCAGCCTTTTTTGATACGGCTATCAAGCTCGTATTTTTTCAGTGGTTCATATCGATAGACAGCTTGTCCATCTTCACGGCGATAAAGCAGATACCATTTCGCCTGGCGCTTTCTCTTCTTCATAGACAGCCCCCATTTTTAAGCCCCGTAAACGTCGATATGGAGCTTTTGAAGTGCGTATAGTCTTAAACCCTTCACCTCTTGTTCCAAACGCATCAGATCGGCAAAATAGCGCTCATTTTTGGCTGTCAGTTCGTCGTTCGCCTCTTTTAATCTTTGAATCTGATTTTCAAGGATCAAGTTTTCCTTATGCAGCCGTTCTTTGTCTGCCATTGCTGTTTCGAACATTTCTTTCCAGTGCTCAAGTTCTTTGTCCTTCTGCTCTGCTTCGTGAACAAGTTTTTCGTAATCCCTTGATAGTTCCTCGTACTTCTTCTTGTAATCAACATTGATGTATTTCACTTCAAATGGTTGCTTCAATTTCAATTCCTCTAGCTGTCGTTTCAATTCATCACGCTCGGCCACGACTTCCTCATACTTCGCATATGACACTACTTTCGGCTTCTTCACTTGTTCCATTCCCTCGTCCTCCTTCAAAATATCATCGAGATTTTCGCCGTTTTTGTATCGTTCCAATTGCTCCGGCGTCAGCTGATATGTTTTGACGCTCGTATCAATATTGTGCGGGCGGTTTCCAAACCGTGGCGGTCCCGATCGATACGGAGAAACTTTCGTCAAGGTTGCCATCCTACTCACCTTCTTTTATGTGTCGGGAGCAGAAAGAACTGTTCCCATTGTTTACTTAACAGCTCTTAATACTCGGTTTTCTTCACGTTCAATATCATCCAACGACATCTGATAATCAGCTTCACGGACTGCTGCGGCAAACTTTTCAATTCCTGTATCCCATAACCCGTGTCGTTTGATAACATCTGAAAATTCCTCAACGTCGTGCTCACGGATGGACCAGCTATCTGGTTGGTCTGCCGGCTCGTATTTTTCAACCCATTGCCCTGTCTTCGGATCGATATCCGAGAAACTTTTTCGGGAGAAATGACACAATTCATGATCGACAAGAGCAAGTCTTTGTTCATAACTCATTCGTTCCCATGCTTCAGCATTAATGAACACAAAAAGCATATTTCCAGTTACATAACGTTCAAACGCTGTACATTTTTTTGCCTTTCCTGCCCAATCGCTTGAACCTTCACGGAAGTAGTAACCGATGACATCTTTAGCATCTTGAAGATGCGGATGATACTTATCGATTAATTTCTCGGCAATCTCTTTTACCTCTGTAGCCTCTTTGAAGTAAACTCCTGCCATCCTTATAACCTCCTAGCTTATTAGATTGATAGAGCTTGTTGCTGCTCCTCTAAAGGAACAATGGTGATTTCCACCCTTGGTGTTTCGCTGTACCATTTGGAAATATGTAAGTCTACCACCTGGCTGTCGTCCTTCCAAATGACGTTTTTGAGCGCATCTTTTATGGATTTCGCATAGTTGTCAACATCCGGTTTTGTTGTTGGTCGTAGTTGACCGGCTTCAGCTGCTGCTTTTTTCTTTTTACTGAAGTTTTTAGGTATTTTCTTATACACCTTGACCGTAACAAGAATAGGTCCTTCCAATAGCTTGTCCGGTCGGTAATCAGCTGCAACAAGACGGACGTAATTTTTGAAATCACTGGACTTCTTCGGGTCATACATTCGAATATGACCGTTTATATTTGTGGCTCTCGGCCGTCCTTGGGCGACAGGTTCACCATAGACCGTGAATTGAATCATTAATACCCACTCTCCTGGCGCTGGTGATTCTCGCGATTTTTCCGAAGGTACGCTTCTTCAACCTCATCCCAAGAAAAACCGAGCATTTCGCCTAATTTAATGAACTGAGCAAGTAATGATTCATATTCAAAAATGTCATACTCGAAGAAATATAAACCTCTGACCCTATCAAAGACCTCGATGAATTGCTCGATTATATTCTCTTTTCCGTCTACATCACGTAAGTTAACAATGTCTGGTTCTGCAATATCCAATCCGATCGACAAAATGAAGTGTAGTGCGTCCACATATTCTTCAATGAGTGTGTTTGGTAATTCCCCTATACCTTCACAACGAGGACATATATCTTGTTCTACGACTCCATGCCCCATATAAACATCGATATATCCATCATCACAACTACATTCGCCACCAGTTCTCGGCTCTTGGTCGTTAGACCAATACTTGAATCCTCTATGTTCATTTGCAAGCTCGCCAAGCTCAACGAAAAGAGCAAGGATTTTCTTTGCAAGCCTGTCCTCGCCTTCTTGTCGTGGATGTTCTCGTTCGATGTGTTCGTCTAGCTGGCGTTGCAACTCAAAGAGTTTTTGTAGATTCATCGAACATCCCCCTTTACTTTTTCCATAACAAGCACATGACGCAATGTGTAATAGTCCAAATCATAGATGGATTGACCTTGATATTCCGTGATTCCCCTGTCTAACAGCTGGCGAATTATCATTTGACGTTTGAGTTCCTGGGTGTATTGAACCTTTTCATAGAGAATACCCATCAGCAACACACCTCCATCTTCAACCGTTCTTTCGCTTCGCGAAGCCGGCGTCTGAAATCTGCCATTTCTTGCTCGAATTCTTGTCTGGCAAGCTCCGCATGTTCGCAATCGCAAGGAGCAAAGGCGACAGCTCCTGGCATTGCTGTTTTAACGATATATCCCTTTCCGTAGCACTTTTGGCACATTGTTTATCACCCACTTTTCTGTAATCGAAAATCTTCACCTTCGACTTCATGGAGATATGGACCGCATTGTCCTATCAATCTACTTGCCGCAGCATATCCGATTTTTTCGCTTAATGTCCCGCGATCTTCGTTGCTGTTGAACACGATGGGCTTTTGTTTTCGATAACGTTCGTTGATGATTTGGTAGTACAATGCTTCTTTTGCCTCACTCCATTTGGCTTTTCCGATATCATCCCAGACGAGAACATCTGCATGAATTGCGCTGTACAGAAGCCGATCGAGTGTTTCGCCCTCGTCATTCAGCATCTTTGCCTGGATAAGCTCGTCCATGAATGTGACATCTGAAACGACGAGTACATTGAATCCGTCCTTAATGAGCCGTTTGGCCAGCGCGATTTGTAAATGAGTTTTGCCGACGCCGAAGTTGTTATGCTGTCTTTTTGCTTCCGCTCGCTCGCCAGCAGGCAGTTCTCGGAGCCGTTGCTCGCCCACGACGGCGATAAATCCTAGATTTTTGTTAGGCACGATTTTCTTTTTAGTGCCATCCTCTTGCTTGATAACAGCAAACTCGTTTAGATAACCTATGGTCTTTTCATACATGGCCTGCTGATATTCATTCACTCGCTTAAAATTTTCAAAGTTTGCATGAACAAACTCGTCTGGGATCAAAGCTTGCTTAAAACGACGTTTCCAAGCTTTTCTTTCCCGGCATTCACATGGTTTTGCAAATTCATAACCTTGCTCGTCTTTATAGAAAATGAATTCCGTATCTTTGCATTGGGAACATTCGTATTCATCCTCCCCAGGCTTTTCGGGCTGCTTCGGCTTCTCGGAGGATTTGCTCATATGATTTGCCGCCTTCTTTTGCAGGTCGGCTAACACCTCTGCGATGCTTGTGAACCGTGCCTCCATTGGTTATCCCCTCTCCTTTTTGACCAAAATAACGATCGAGAATAGCCTTTTCTACGTAGACGAAACTTCGGATGTAATCTAACCGATGCTTTGGCTTATACTCATCGAAGATTTCATCGATGTATTTCAGAATGGTGTCTATAGGGATGTTGTCGCCTAACAATCTATGGATAGCTAACTCATCTTCTGGAGATAAATCGAAACCATGTGCTCTTCTTTGAATGAATTTGTTGGCTATTAACTGAAAATCGGTTTGGTTCATTCTATCTTCCTCTTCTTCTTTTATATTTTTTATATCTTTTATATCTTTATTACATCGGACATTTTTGTCCGATCTCCCTACAAAAAATGTCCGCTCTGTTGGAGCAGAGTGGTCATTTTTGTCCGATCTCTCTGTGTCAGATAGGACATTTTTGTCCACTCTGGAATGATTAAATTTCTTCGACTTTCTAACTCTAAAAATCTCTCCATAAGGAGCTCTTTTGGATTCGATATAACCGTGCTCTTTGAGTTTTGCTAAATTACGCCGAATATTTCGTTCGTTTCCACCTAAATCAGCAACTATTTCAGCTATTTTCACAGGTCTACCACCGAGAACGATGCCCCAAGTTTCACCTTCTTCTTGTACTTCCTTTGTAACTTTAGAAATGAGCCATAAGAATTCCCAAATTGCTGAACCGATTTTTTCTCTATGCTGTGCTGTCAGTAAACCTGAATAAACAGGGAAATAAAAACTCTCGGGCATCGTATCACCTCGGCTTTCCTATTTCTTGATACAGATAACATATGGGCCTTCCACTCTCTTCGGCTTCAAGCCGGGATGGCTGCTCTTGATGTAGCCAATAACGTAAGCAATGTACAATTTCTTATTCCCAGCAGCCATCCATCGATAACAATCAGGGATTCTGATACGATATCCATCCACTTTAGTTCACCTTACATATCGAAAGGCAAATCTTCGTCACTAATCTCGATCACTTCACCGTCGAATGGGTCGATATTATCCGGTTGTGATTCCGGTTGTGCTGCTTGTTGATCTGGTTGTTGCTGTTGCGCTTGTTTTTGTTGCTCTTGTTGTCTAACCGCTTCAAACATCAGCTCGATGCCTTTTTTGATAACTGGATCCGTTCTATCCTGTTTAAGCAGCCATTCGAGATAATCCGGCTGTGTCTTATAAATTTCCTTCAATGTCTTGCCTTTGTATTTGCCAAAAGATAGCTTGATCTGCGCCGCATCTTGTGCTGTCATTGTTTCGACTTGCTCCGTTTGCACAAATTCCTGCATGTCTTCGATGTCTTGTGTGAAGATTTCGGAAAGGCTTGCTAGTGTCAATGTTGCGTCAATTTGAGCGCGTTTTTTGGCCATTTTCAGGCAAGTATTTGCCAGTGTGTACGGGTCCTGATTGATATATTTCTTTTCCTTTGTGTTGCAATGTCCAACGCCTTCGGTGATTTTCATGCCGTTTTTGTAGACGATACAGCGAACCGTGAAGGCAAAGAACCCTTTTTCGTAATCCTGTACGCGTTCGATGACCTCGTATTCACTTGTCACGCCTAACAACATTTGAATTTTCTCTGCACCAGGCTTTAGCAATGTCGGCTTGCTCGTACCAGGGATAACACCGTAGTCATGATTTGCTTTTAGCGTATTTTGGACAACGACTTGGAACTGATTGATTTTCGCAAGCGTTGATTGAACAGCACCAATATCAACACTTTCGATGATCGACAAGGAATTGGTTTGTTGTTTTGCGACTAGCTCACTCATCTTATCCGAACCCCTTTCGTTTGTTTAAGAACTACTCCAGGCACCTCTTCACCATTTTTCAACCGTTCGAGAATGGATTTTTTATCGATCTTGGCCGGTTGCGGAATCAAGAAGTCCGATGGAATAGCTGTTTCATCTACAACCTCGACACTTGGAGGATTATTCTGGATTGAAACGGTGATCGTCGGACGCTTCACCTTCTGTAATCCAGCGATTTCGAGCTGTTCTTGAAGATACGTTTTGAGCTTGTCCACTTTTGTTTCAATTGCACGGCGACGTTCCGCAAGCCGCTGTTCCTCTTCTTTGATGATCTTTGCATCAGCTTCGAGGTTTTTAATGAATTTCGCGATGTTTTCCGCCTTGTCCTCAATGGCATCTTGCAATGATTCCAACGTATCCACCAATGCGTCAGAATCGAATTCCTCCGCCATTTCCATCAGCTGCACGTAGTTTTTGGCAAGCTCGTACAATTTCATGACATTACCCTCCTAAAATTTTGACGTTGTGCATTAAGTTCCAGGTATTTGTGATATTGCTGTGCGTTTTGAAACTGAAAAACAGGTCTGCCTGATTTGTTAAACGCAATTTGTCCGCCTACTTGAGATAACCTCCATTGATCGAACCGATCCGCACTGTATGGAATGGTGACTTTCCTCGTCATTTTCTCCACCTCCATTTGATTTTTGGCGGCGATTCCTGTACTATGTAAGTAAGTGTTTGAAGCAAGGAATCACCATTGCGTGCGCCTCACTCCGCCAAGTGAGGCGTTTTTCATTCTCCAGCTGTGTTGTGAAACCCGATTTGACTGCAATAGTCGTATGCGCAAGATGATCTCTCGTGTATCATGTCATTTCCAATTTCGATGATGTCATCGCCTTTGTGAATTTCCTCGCCACATCCGGCACAATATCCGACTACTTTCAGCTCAACAGCTTCTCGATCACGAATCGGATGACGATCGGAGACAAAAGGATTTTCAACTTGCATGGATTCGCCCCCTTCTTTTCAAATCGTCTATTTTGTAGTAAACGGATTTATAGCTGCGCCCTAGTTGTTTCGCCAGCTCTCCACAACCTATGTGGAGGTTTTGCAAAATGAATTCTTCCTCCTGTGTAGTCCAAGGACGACGTCTTGAAACCGAATTTATCACTGCCATCCGCTTCTTCTCGTCGCGTTTCCATAGCTTTTGGCCAAGTGCCTGCATTCGTTGCCCGATCGGGCAGCTAGGGCAGATATGGATACTGGCGTTTGTTTTGCGCCGATACTGACACCCTTCACAACGATCGAGCAGTCCGATGATCTGCAACCGGATGAGTTTTTTCTCCTCTCTTGTCACGTTTATCCCTCCTTTCGCATAGATATTTAATGTGCCTCCTTGCGTATGGATTAGTAATGTGATGGATGTGCTAGTGCACATCGCCATGACTAGGAACAAACGTGATGGGTGTTTGCTCCCAGCCATGACGACAGGCACTAGGCCCGTCGTTGTTGTCGGGGAGGAAATATGCTATACTGTAGTCGTGGCGTAATCTTTGGTATACTTTCTTTCATGTAATTGGATGCGATGGTTCTGATGGCTGGTGTTAGGCACTAGCCGTTTTTTCTTTTCGTAAAAAGCGTTTGTAAAGCTCCTCTTTCGCTTTTAACTCCGTTGCCATTAACATCGCTTGATTTTCGCGCATTTCTTCACACAATCTACGAACCTCTGAAACTTTCATTAGCCGGCTTGCAGTGAAACAAACGTTCATTGTTCAGTCACCTCCTCTTCTACACCTACCGCTTTCAATGCCGCTAAACAAATCGCAAGTGCAGCATTTTCGGATTCAGCAAAACCAAATAAGTAGAAAAAGTCTTTTGCAAATTCCACGTTATATTTCCCCTTTTCACGCCACACCTGAAAGTCGAAATCATCTCCATTTAACTTCTCCACCACTTGCCAAGCGTCTGCGATGTTAGTTGAGAAAGAAGGACAATGTGAATAACAACCATATCCTTTCGTTACCATTAGCTCGCCATCTTCGTTTTCCCAAACATGCCAATTCATTACTTTTTCTGCAACAAACCAATTAATCTCACGCAGATTCATCATTCATTCCCCCTCGTAATGATTGCGATATCGATTCCTTTTTCTTTCATCAACTCAACGACCTGGAGCAGTTTGTCATGCTCCTTTTTCCGTTTGATAAGCTCGTCCAAGTCACGTTTGCAGCGAAGGAATTCCTTTACCCATTTCTCCGCCTCGTCCAAGTCGCGTCCGAACTGTGCCACACGAGCGCGGGCAAGGCAATAGTCGCAACATTCCAGTAGTTCATTGGCATGTTGAAGGTCGCCTGGGAGGACGTTCATTGTGCCACCCCCTTCGCCTTAGCGAGCAATCCAACGAGGATTTTATGGAATTTATCCAAACATCCCATTCGAACCATGATGTCGATGCCGTTTACTTTTTTCTTTAGGGTAGACTCCGCGTAATATTTGCCGGTTTTTCTGTAGTGTTCCTCGTTAATACGTTGGCGCTCATTTTCAACTCTCGTCCGTACATCGATTCCGTATTGAGCCTGCATGATTTTATAAACGGTGTTATAAACCTCGTTATGCCCCATCCGAGTCCAACGAGCATATTCATTTACCAACTCGATTACTTTTGTGTGCTCTGGAACCGCAGTTAAGTTTGTAGTGAGGACGCGAACGCCGTTTTCTAAAGCGCTAATTTTTTGGTCACGGATGGCATTTTGTCGCTCTTGTTCAACCATCTGTTGAGCAATCATAGCTATCATTTCCATCGGAGTCATTTGTTTGACGCGGAAATAGTTATTAACAAGCTGACGTTGAACATGCCAAGCTAAATCATCGGTGAAAGATTTTACGAGCATCAGATATCCTGATTCAGTTATTAAGACCAAACCATTAGGAGCGATAATACCAAACTCATTTCTCGCTTCGTCCGAATTTCGGACGAAGTAATCTTCGCCGTAAACAAAATGGCGTTTGTTATCGTTGAACCGTTTTCTAGCAGTTCCTTCTGGTCTTTGATGAAGCTCATCAATATCTTTGAAAGTAACAACGCGTTTGCCCATAAACTCCTTAACGACAATTTCGTGATTAACATTGTTAATGTTTAAGAGGACAGTTTGCACAATGAATCCCCCTCCTTAAACAGGCAGCGATTGTTTTGAGCGCTGTATTAATTTATTGATTAAGCGGATTTCGGCATTTAGCTCGTCCACTTTTTTGAAATAGAAATCTTTTAATGAGCCGTCGAATTTAGGATGGATAAATTCGGAAAGTACGACGTATCCATCAAAAACATCTAACCCTTCGTAAGCTTCATCGATGTACCGGTTAAACACCTGGTTCTTAGGAACGTCGTTCTCTTTTGAAATCAGTAATAGGAAATATGGATCCGAATGGCTGTAACCGATTTGATAAGAAATACAGCTTATCCCTAATATGTTTGCTAACTCAATGGCATCTTCGCTAAATTCCTTCGCCAGCAAAACACATTCAACCGCTACATCTTTTAACTCTTTTGAAATTGAGTAATCGAACACTTGATACAAATCTTTTCTCTTGGCTGCCCCCTTTTTAAGCTCAAAGATTATCGCTCTGTTGTCATTCGCGACTAGAATGTCTACGGTTCCATTACTCAGCTTCAATTGGTTCTTGATCGTAAACTTTTGCCTCGATTCATCCAACAAATCTGTGTATTCAAAGTCTGCTATCGCTTCAGTAAAAACCGACTCCAAGTCACTTTCTTGTTTGAACATTCTCTTTCCGTTGTTATTTTGAAAAAGATTTGTATATTCATCTTTAATAAGGAAATCATCATTCGTGAATGGAAAGCGTCCTAACTTGGCAATGAAAGTGTCGTATAACTTTGGAACCAAATACGAAGTCATTTGTATATAATTTTTGAATCTATCCAGAACGTCTTCGTTGTATGTTTGCAACGTTTTTAAATAAGTGTCTTGGCCATGTCGCGCAGCGTGATGATAAAGCAAAACTTCGATCAATTTCTTGTATGCGTGAGGGTAAGTAAAAGGCTGCTCATCTAAATTGAACGCTTTAGCTATAACAAGATGATCTTTCCCGTATAACTTTTCAAAATCGAAAATTGTGAATTGTTCCACCAGTTCTCCTCCCCTGCTTGTCCACTTTCCCGCCAAAAGGAATGCCTCACCTGAGGCTTAGAATTCGTATTTCGTATCTTCCCAGTCGCATTCGTCACATTTTGCTTCCCAAACGTAGCCTTTCCCTTCGACAACTTCTACTACTTCCCGACGGGCTTCCGCGCCGCAACGCGGACATTCTATATTCATGCTTTTCACCTCCTATTCAGAACTAACCAATTTCTTTAATGCGGCAACCTTCGCGAATCAAATCAAATTTCGCGCCGCAGACAGGACATTTCGCAAAAACGCTATGTTCATCCATGCCAGTGACGATCAAGTCAGTGTCCTTTTTGCACTCATTGCAGTAATCGTTAGGCACGATTTTCACTTTGTGTCACCTCCTTTCAGTTCCTCGGTTGTTCTTTTATCCATGTAAGCAGGAATTCTTCGCATTCCTTCGCTGGAAAGTACCACTTGCCGCCGATTTTGTACTTCGGAAAACGTGGATCATAAAAGAATTTTTCTTTGATATTGTTTTCGCTCATGCAGGTTTGGCGGCAAAGCTCTTTCATATCCCAGAAGGTATGGCGTCGTTCCAACTGCTCAAGCCGTTTTTTAAGTTCGTCCAAGAACATTTTTTCTATTTGTTTTTCGTCCAGGTTGATGGTTAGCATGACCCTTCCCCCCATTGACGTAAAGATCAAGCACTAGAACGACCATTTTTAAAATCATTGTCTTGTATTTCCGTCGTTTTAAGCACATTTAAATCGATATCTAAGCAAATAGCTATTTTAGAAAGAGCATTAAGGCTTGGCGTGTATCTACCATTCTCGATGTCCGATATATAGTTTCTAGACAAATTAGTGGCGGAAGATAGTTGGTCTTGTGTCATTCCAGCTTCTTTGCGCTTTTGTTTGATGATGGCCCCTAGTGTTTTTTGGTTTAACATCGTTAGTCACCTCCTGTTAGTTATAATGTATTGTATTTCCGTCAATTTGTAAAAGCGCATTTTCACCAAAATTTAAGCATTTTTAAGCAAATTCAATGATCTTACTTGTATTTCCGTCTGTTTGCTCAATAATACTTGTATTTCCGTCATTATTCGCATTGTATATCCGACTTTTCCGTACTATAATCAAAATATAAATGTCGGCAATACCGACAATAAAAAGAGGTGTTTTAAATGATAGGGGATAATATTAAGTTTTTTAGGAAAAAAGCAAAAATGACTCAAATGGAATTAGCTCAAAAAGCAAACATATCTAGATCTTACTTAGCAGACGTAGAACGTAATAGATATAATCCAAGCTTTGATACGCTAAAGGCGATAGCCTCTGCATTGAATGTACCTATAAGCAGTTTAATTGGTGAAGAAGATGCTAAAAACCCAAATCGCGATACACAGCTCCCAGAACTAACTGAAAAGGATGAACGGGATATCGCGAAAGATCTGCAAAGAATCATGGAAAGTTTAGAGAGCCGTGAAGGTTTAATGTATGACGGCGAACCGATGGATGAGGAAACAAGGGAACTTATACGCATTTCGCTGGAGAACTCCATGAGACTCGCTAAGAAGATCGCTAAGAGGAAGTTTACCCCTAAGAAGTATAGAAAATAAATAAAACGGGGGAAGAGGAATGAAAGGGATTAAAGAAATAGTTAGGCAACTTATTAAAAAACACAGGTCCAATGATCCTTTTCAGATTGCAAAAGAAAAAAATATCATTATCTTATTCGCAGAGCTTGGAACCACCTTTGGATTTTATAGTTCATACAAACGGATTCAATTCATTCATCTTAATAATCAACTCGATGAAATGATGCAACGTTTTGTATGTGCTCATGAACTTGGACATGCCATACTGCATCCCAAATCTAACACGCCTTTTTTAAGGGCTAACACCCTATTCTCCGTTGAAAAATTAGAGGTTGAGGCAAACACATTCGCTGTTGAGTTATTACTTCCAGATGACGTTATCGATCAATATCAAGACACCGGTCTGACCATATATGACGTAGCTAAAATGTACAGTGTACCGCAAGAGCTTGTTTATCTAAAAAATTTTAACACCAAAACCAAACGTATATTCCTATATTGAAAGGGGTGATACTTTTTTCAAATAAGCGATGGAAATTCCATCCGCTGGCAATACGTTGTAAAAGTTTATGGATCTTTTAACTCTAGGAGGGATGATGATGGCCAGCATAAGAAAATACAAGAACAAAAATTCAAAGAAGTATATGTATGAATATCGCATTAAATATGTAGACCCCGTAACAGGAAAAGTAAGAGAAAAGTCGAAACGCGGTTTTGCTTCAAAAAAAGAAGCAGAATTAGCCGCTGCGGAAGTGGAAAAGAAATTGTTCATTGGTGATGTCGACGTAGTGAAAAGCAGCGACATTACCGTAAAGGATTGGATTGAACAGTATTTAGAGCTGTATGGAAGTCAGTTGCGGGAGACAACACTGAAAACACGAAAAACAAGATTATATAACCATATTATCCCCGAACTTGGTAATTATAAATTACAAAAACTCACGAGGATGCAATACCAAAAATTTATTAATAAAAAATTGGATGCAATGAAGGAAAGTACAGTTAAAAGTTTACACGGAACATTTATGACTATTGTAAACAAAGCAGTTGAGCACGGAATCATTGACAGGAACAAATTTCAAGGTATTTCTATTTCGAAAGGTAATGAGGAAGAAAAGATAAAATTTCTTACAAAAGAAGAAGTGGAAAAGCTTTTAATGGTAGCAAAAACATTCGAATTTGACGAATACATGGCTGTTTTTATTTTGCTGCGTACAGGATTGCGGAAAGGTGAATTACTGGCTTTAACTTGGGATGATATCGACTTTGATAATAAATTAATGACCATAAACAAAAATAGAAATCACCTCGGAATCT